AGATACAACTGCTGGTACTGGCGGAGCTGGTGGTGGTGGAGCAGGTAATATTGGAGAAAATAATGCAACTGCTGGAGATGCGAATACTGGTGGAGGTGGTGGTGGTGCTAGAAATGGTGCTGATACTTCAGGAGTTCAATCAGGTGCAGGTGGAAAAGGAGTGGTTATACTTCGTATGCCAACTGCTAATTATTCAGGAACAACAACAGGTTCACCAACAGTTTTAGATGATGGAAGTTATAAAGTTTTACAATTTAATGGTTCAGGAAGTTACACAACATAGGAGATAAATTATGGCATCATTTGCAAAAATAGGATTAAACGGAAAAGTGATTGAGGTTCAATCATTAGTTAATGAAGTTTTACACGACAGTAATGGTGTAGAACAAGAAAGTATTGGTGTAGATTTCTTAACTAAACTTACAGGTTATCCTGTATGGAAACAAACATCTTACAATACTCATGGTGGAGTACATAATAATGGTGGAACACCTTTTAGAAAAAATCACGCAAGTATTGGATATACTTATGATGAAGACAGAGATGCTTTTATTCCATTTAAACCTTTTAACTCTTGGATATTAAATGAAGATACTTGTATTTGGGAAGCACCAGTTGCTAAACCAACAACACAATTAGAAGAAAATCAATATTACTCTTGGAATGAATCTACTATAAATTGGGAAGTAAAGGATAAGATAAATGAAAACAATTAAAAAACTTATTTGTAAAATCTTTCACAACAAAAAATGTGTTTGTTGGTATAAAAAAATAGAAAAAGGTACAAATTAACATGTTTCCATATACAGAAGACGAGTTTGAATTTATAAGCAAACAAGGAGCAATTCTGCATTAAAATTATGAAAGAAATACATGACCTCAACATTGAAATTGAGAGAGTTAAAGGAGATATAAAATTAATTCGTCAATCAATTGAAATTATTGAAACAAATCATTTAACACACATTGAGCAAGATATAGCAAGCATACGTAAAGTAATGTGGACTGTTGGTTTTATGGTTTTTGGACAATTTATAATTATTATAAAAGACATATTATTACCTTAATGTTTAAATTAACTGCTGTAATATGTTTTTTATCTATGGGTGTTAATAATTTAGATTTATGTATCAAAGGTGAAATACCAATGATGTATTCTACTTATGAAGAATGTTTTAAAGCTGGTGAAGAAATTATTGATTATATGAATCCTGATTTAATTGCTAGAAATATTGCATTAACATTAACTTGTGAGAAATCAAAATATCAAAATGCTACCTATATTAGGCTTCCTATTTAAAAATCCAATAGCAAAACTTGTTGTTGACAAGACTATTGGTGCTGTGCAACATCATTTAGAAGTTAAAAAAATAGAAAGAATAGCTGAAATTGAAGCTGCAAAAACAGTTCAATTACAACAAGTTATTTCTAGTGAGAAATCTTGGAAAGATGAATGGTTAACTATATTTACAACTTTTGGAATATCTATGTGTTTTATTCCTAGTATGCAACCTTTTATGATTAAAGGTTTTGAGATTATAAAATCAGCACCAAGCGAACTGTTATATGCAATATTAATTGTATATTGTGGTAGTTTCGGTATGAATATGTTAGATAAGTATAAAAAATGACATTTGGAGATGACCCTTTTGGGATAAATAAAAATGAAAACAATAATAAAAAAGGTATGAAACCACTGACTTTTTTTATAATATATTTAATTATGTGGTATATATTTTCACATCACTTTTTTTAAATTATGAATAATTGTATATATAAATTATGGATAGGCATTTGTTGTCTATTAAAATCATGTAAATGTAAAAACATGCAAAAAGATATTGATAACTTAAATCCCTTTAAATATACTGGGATGTAACTAATGAGGTAATTAATGTATAGAAAATTTCTAAGATGTTTATTAACTATTGTAAGTAGATGGGAAAATAAGCTTTGGAAAGAACTATATGTTTGTAATCTTAAAAAACCTAAAGGAAAAAAATAATGATAATATTTGGATATACACCAGAAGATATTAAAGCAAAAGTAATTGATAATAAATATAAAATAATTGCTTTTGTAATTTATTCTCTTTTATTACTGTCTCTATAGTAATGGCTAAGAAAGCACAACAAGTATTTTCTCCTAGAAAGAGAATAAAACGAAAAGGCAGACATTCAAAGAAAGACAAAAATGATTATAGAGGACAAGGTCGTGGAAAATAGACCAGTAGAAATGAAATCATGTTCATGTGGAAAAGAATATTCCTCATGTCAATGTAATAATCAATCTACTATTGATAAGATTATTAAAGAATTACCAGAATTATTAGTTTCGCATGCTTATGCAAAGCTTAAATCAGGACAAGATTTAACTGCTTCAGAAATGAAAGTATGTTTAGATGTATGTAAAACTTATAGTTCTCAGAGTTTACAAAAGAAACCTGACAACATCTTAGATGATGTACCATTTGATATAGATGGATAATAGAATAAAAAACTTTAAAAACTTTTTATATCTTTGTTGGAAACACTTAAATTTACCAGAACCAACACCGATACAGTACGATATAGCTGATTATTTACAAAGTTCTGAGAAAAGACTTGTTATTGAGGCCTTTAGGGGCGTAGGTAAGTCTTGGATTACATCAGCATTTGTTTGTCACCAGCTTTTATTAAACCCACAAAGAAACATTTTAGTGGTATCTGCTAGTAAATCAAGAGCAGATGACTTTAGTACATTTACACAAAGACTTATTGGTGAAATGCCAATATTAAAGCATTTAGTACCTAGAGATAACCAAAGAAGTTCTAAGGTTAGCTTTGATGTAGCCCCAGCGACTGCATCTCATGCACCATCAGTAAAATCTATGGGTATTACAGGTCAATTAACAGGTTCACGTGCTGATTTAATCATTGCAGATGACGTAGAATCCGCTAATAACTCACAAACGCAGCTTATGCGTGATAGATTAGGTGAGACAGTTAAAGAATTTGATGCGATTATCAAGCCTGAAGTAGGTAGGATTATCTTCTTAGGCACACCACAAACAGAGATGTCATTGTATAATGACCTTGAAGAACGTGGTTATAAGACTAGAATATGGACTGCATTATACCCAACTAAGACACAAATGATTAGTTTTGGTCATAAAATAGCTCCTATGATAGCTAAAATTACAGATAAAGAGGGACAACCTACAGACCCTAAGAGATTTGATGCAGTTGATTTGTTAGAAAGACAATCATCTTACGGTAAATCTGGATTTAATTTACAGTTTATGTTAGACACTACTATGTCTGACGCTAATAGATACCCATTAAAGCTAAACGATTTAATTGTTATGTCTGGATGTTCTACATGGAAAGAAGCACCAGCTAAGATACAATGGGCATCTGGAGTAGAACAAATTAAGGCTATAAACCCTGATTTACCTAACGTTGGGCTTAAAGGCGATTATTATGTGGCTCCAATGTACACCAGCCCTGAATTCACTAAATTTGAGGGCTCTGTGATGGCTATAGACCCCTCTGGGCGTGGGGAAGACAAGACAGCTTACTGTGTATTAAAGATGTTACACGGTGTATTATATTTGACTGCTATAGGTTCATTAGATGGTGGATATTCAGATGAAACTATGTCTCGTTTATCTCATATTGCTAAAGAACAAGAAGTTAACTATGTAGTTATTGAGAGTAACTTTGGTGATGGTATGGCAACAGCTTTATTAAAGCCTGTAATGGCTAAGATTCACCCTTGTGAAATAGAAGAAGTTAGACATAATATACAGAAAGAAAAGCGTATTATTGATACTTTAGAACCTATTATGAATAGTCACAGGTTAGTTATTGATGATTTACTTGTTAAAGAAGACTTTAAATTAGAACCTGACCACCAGTTATTTAGACAAATGACTAGGATTACTAGAGATAAAGGTGCATTAAGACATGATGACCAAATAGATGCTTTGGCTATTGCAGCTAACTATTGGGTAGAACGTATGGATAGAGACCAGACATTGTCTTATAATCAACACAAAGAGGATTTAATAAACCAAGATTTAGAAAGATTTATGGAATCTGCTATTGGCAGACAACCTAGAGAGGACAGATGGATATAAATAATAAAATAGACATAATTAATGACCCACATATGGAGCAAGTTAAAGAACGTATTAAGAAACATGAGGGTAAAAAGAATCAAGTTTATAAAGATACTGAGGGTTATTTAACTGTTGGAATTGGATATAAACTTCCTAAAAATTCTGAGTTAAAAGAAAATGATTATGTTGATGATGCATTTGTTGAGGAGAAGTTTAAAGAAACGTTTTTAACAGCTGCACAAGGAGCAAAGAGGCTTCTTAATGGGGCTACTGTTAAACCAGAAGCATTTGGGGTACTTACAGAAATGGTTTTTCAAATGGGAGAACAGGGAATGTCTAAGTTTCCTACAATGCTTAAACATCTTAGAGCAGGTGATACTACAAAAGCTGCTAATGAGATGCTAAAGGGTTCAAAAGAAGGTACACCTAGTAAATGGTCTTTACAAACCCCTAATAGAGCTATGGCATTATACAACATTATGGTCAATTTAAAAGGTGACAATAATGGTATGATGGAATAAGTATATACACATAGTTAACCCAGCTTTTCCCTAATATGGGAACCTTACTCAAATATTTGGTAGAAAAATATGAGGGGGTATATCGATACTGGCCGAGGCGGTTTTCCCCGTAGGCATCACCTAAAGTCAGCCAAAAGGGACAGGCCTGTACCCATAAAAATACTTTTAAGGCACATATAGACGCTTAAAGGGACACGCAGGCAGGCATGGGGTAGGCTTTTGGTATGCTATAGGTGGTTAAAATGTTTTGGCGTGCTTGTGAGCTTGTCTGTTTTTTTACCTTTAACATACGCATAGAATACACACAGCACACGCATACAACATATGGTATAACAACAAGCACACACACAATATATAAGCATACAACATATGGTATAACATAAAGCATATGCATACTAAATCTATTAAGGTTCCCATATTAGTATAAACAGGCTTTACCTAAGTATATAGTACAGTAATTAATGATAAGTATTATACTTGTATTACTCTGGTTATACTCTGGTTATATCTGGGTATATCTATTACTTACTTACTCATTAACTATTAACTAGAGGTATTAACTACATGCATAAACTATAGCTTATATTAGAGGTATTATTAATAATAGGTGCAATAATAAAGGTGTATTCTTAGGATATGCCTGTTTTTTTATTATTTAGATAGACAATAAGTGATTGAATACTATTGATTATTTCTTTATAATAACTGTTGCATATTAGTTTTAAATATGTATTATGCTTTTAAGTCTCATTTTTGTTGGTTTTAACGGACTTTAAACACATATTAAAACTTAGTGCCACCGCCTTAGGTTTTATTACCTTTGAGATAGTTTCTAAGCGACTGGACAACCCACATAAAACGCATCAGCGGGCTTTTAGCTGTTACGGATGCTTGTTTGTCTCATATTACATATATGACTGATGAGCTCACAGCATAGAGCGAAACAAACAGGAGTAATAACAATGATAACAAAAAGACAATGGGAAGAAATGCATAAAACAGATAGCTTTCATGTCCTAAAATTAGAAGAAGAAAATAAAATCTTTTATGAATTAAAAAGATATTATTATTATTTAAAACATTTTTTTATTAAAAACAAACAAACACAGGAGTAATAACAATGACTACAGTTAGCAGAGCAGTTCAAAATATGCACGCTCAACGACATAAAGAGCAGTATATTGATAAAGTTGAGAAACAGGAGTTTTTTAACGCTTATCAAAAAGAAACAGACAAAAACAAAAAAATTGAGATGCTAAGAAAAGCATCTAAGGAAGGATGGTTATAATATGATAATATGCAGAATAAATATGCCTGTTAATGACAATGACGGCGTTACACTAACTTCATTGCATGCACGTCTAAAAACTGAAATTGTAACAGTTTTTTCAGGCTGTACAATAACAGACGGCCAAGGCGTTTGGTACAATGACGGTGTCGTATATGATGAGCCTGTAAAAATTTATGAAACAGCTATTAATGGTGCTAAGGTTCCCATTATAGTTGACATTGCAAAAAAATACGCAGCAGAGGCTGGGCAAGTAGCCGTTTATTATTCAATTGATGGTAAAGTTTTTATTGATTATATTGAGCCACCTTTTAAAGTTCAATCGAGACCCAGCCCAGCAAAACCCTAAAGCAATACTGATGAGACCTTTATTGGTCGAAACACCGCTGCAATGCGGTGTCTATTGCATACGCAATAACAAACAAACAATGGAGTTAAAATATGACATATGAAGCACCTATTAAAATCTGGAATTATGCCAGAGGCAACAACAATAAAGCAATTTATGTTGAAAGTTTAAACGTTACTTTTTACATGAGTTACAGTACATGCGTTGCTTTTAATTCAGTTAGCACAGGCCTTGTAATTCAAGATAATATCTGGGGCAATACCACTGGAGCCCATTTAAATGCAATTGACGGCGGAGACTTGCTGGCAAAGTCTAAAAGGGTTAATTCAAAGCAGTTTGCTGAAAAATTGTTACAAATGGAGCAAGGACACCGCAACGCTGTAATAGCTGTTAATGACATCCTAAAAGAAAAAAAAGAC